CTATAATTTCCATAAAATAACGATGGTTTCACTAGTCACTCGAACCTTGCTTATCAAGGCGCGTGCTATGGCTTTCTGCTGCTCGTAGTCAAGTGTGAAGATATCCTTGGTATCAAGTACCCGTCTAATGTCTTTCTTGCGTTCTACAGCTTTGAGAGAGGTGTCAGCGTCTAGCTCTTTTTCAAGTGCTGTTCTTTCTGCCATGAAGTCGCTTGACCTCTTTTGTAATTCTTCCAGTGAAATCCGGTCATCAATATACAAGTCATTAAGCCTGCTAATTTTAGCGGTTAGATTATCAATCTGTTTCTGGTAGCTGTCCCGGTCTATTGTCTCTTTATCAGTGTTTGAAAATAGCTTGTCGATATAGTCTGAATCAGTTTGCAGTTTGCTGATTTCGGTTAGGACGAAGTGTTCGATATCATCCTTGAAGTAGAACCCAGAATCACATTTTTCGTTGTTGTTATATACTGTCACGCCCTTGGTTTTTCGAGGGTGTCGTTGCTTACACTCGTATTTGACTAATCGTGTGCCGTCTTTCCTTATCGTGCCTAACTTAATAGCAAGCGGGGCTGAACAGTAGCCGCATTGAGCTATGCCAGAAAGCATGTATTTAGCTTGAAATGGTCTGGGGTTGAAACGCTGGGCGGCTGTTCTCTGCCTTGTTTTGATTTCCTCTTGTGTTTTGTTGAAGTCTTCCTCTGAAATAATAGGTTCATGAGTGCCGAGGAATATCTGACCCTTAAATTGATTGTACCCACAATAGACCGGATTAGAGAGGATAACCCTAACTGTCCTATAGTTCCACTCTTTATCTTGCCCGTATTGCTCATTGAGGGCGTCTCTGAGCTTGGTTATAGACATCCCCGATAAATACCATTCAAACATTTTTCGGACGATTAGGGCTTGATATGGATTGACCGAGAGAGTGCCAGTTTCTTTGATATAATCATAGCCGTAAGATGTCTTTGCCCACTGCATAGACTTGCCGGATTTTGCCCGCCCTAGCTTGCCTAGCTGCATCCGTTCCTTGATTTGCTCCCTTTCAAGTTGGGCGAACACGCTGAGGAGCCCAATCATTGCCTTTCCGAAAGGTGTCGAGGTGTCGAAGTTTTCCAAAAGGCTGACAAACTCTATATCATTTTCCAGAAAAACATCTTCAATCAGATAGAGCGTATCTTTCTGACTACGGCTCAAACGGTCTAGCTTATACACTAGAACCGTGTCAAACAGTTTTCTCTTTGCGTCTCTTATTAGCTGCTCAAGAGCAGGGCGTTCCGTGTTAGATCCAGAAAAACCACCGTCGGTGTATATCTCATAAATATTCCAGTCCTTAATCTCGCAGTAGCTTGTCAGCTTTGCTTTCTGCTCGTCGATTGAATAACCTTCGTCAACCTGCGACGTGGTTGACACTCGGACGTAGATAGCTACTTTGTGCATTGCCATTGTGTTTGTACCTCTTTTTTGATAAAATGGGTACAGAAAAGAACACATAACCTCAATTCATTTTTCAGTGGTTATGGATTTTTTCTGTGGTGCTGCTCTATAATCAAACTTTGGCGAGGGAGATTATAGGGCTTTTTTTATTGTCTTATTTAACCTTGACTTTCATTTCTCCATTAAGTTTTTGACTTGCAATAGCACTGCCATCATCCGCCTTAATATGAAACATCGGATAACGCTCATAATTGACATTATTGATTGCAGCCCAAACATTGAAAGCCTCATGTTCTTTGGCAAGCATGCCATCAGCGAATTTTTGTAAATCGGTTTTGTCATAGTATTTATAATCGACAGGTACCGACATATACAAAATGGTATCACGATTATAAAAACCATATTGACTAATATCTACACCTTTTTCTGTCAAATCGTTTTTGAAGTATTCGATAAAGCTAGCCATTTGATCGGCGGTAACATCTTTAGGCCCTTCTGAAGAACTTGATTCTTTAGTTTCGCTTTTAGATTCTTTTTCTTCGGAAGAGCTTGATTCTTTTGAAGCCTTCTCCTCACGTTGTGGGTTAGACAAGTCTGAACTACTGCTGGTTTTAGTCTTGGTCTTGGTCTTGGTTTTGGTTTTCGGCTTAGAAGAAGACGTTTGGACAGTCTTGACTGGTTCTGTCTTTGTTTCCGGGGCAATACCAGTTATTTCAAAAAACTTACCAAGTACAGCCAAACCTAATATGACAACAACCCACTTTTGCCAACGTTTTAAATTTTTCCATTTACTTAACATTTTTCAATCTCCTTTAGTTTTAGATATTCATTTTTCACAAACGTCTCATCACAAATCGTGGTGAGATTATATTTTTCCATGAAGCGGATATAGTTAAAATCGTCCAGGGATTCGTTTTCGAGCAATCCACGGATCATGTCTCTATTAGCTTGAGCTTCATATTTCTCACGCAGGCGCTCGTAGTGTTTGGGATTGTGTTCTAGGTGCCCTAATTCGTGCAGAATGACCTTTAAACGTCTTTCGGCAGGTAAATCCCTATTGATGTAAACCACACGGTTAACAGGGTCTAGAAACCCATCACGAGACCACTGGCTAGAGTCAAACTCACAAAGAGACACGTTGAATTGCTCAAGTAATTCTTTTTCAGGCATAGCTTCCTCGTATCGGTTTCTATAAAAAAATAGTAAACGTTTTAACCAGTTCCGGTGTTTTTTTGTTTTCTGTTTTTCTGTAATGCATATCCTCACACTCAAAGATGGCGGGAGAGCGTGGGGTTTTTTTGAGTTGTTCCCAAAATGGAAACAGTTGATTTTTTACTATTGTTCGTTGTAAAATAGTGATGAAAGGCGGGGCGATGATATGTTTTCTTTTTTTACTCACATCAATCAAGAGCGTCAAAAGATGGAGCAATCTAAAAAAGAAATGGAATTGCGCCACAATGAATTTGCTGATAGAGTCCGCATGGATGTTAAAGTAGGCGAGGAAGAACTTGATTTAAAAAGAGAGTGTTTTAATCAGCGCTACGGACATCTATTTAGTCCTCGAAATAAATAGCAATAGGTCTTACGAGGTGATCATCTTTGTTTACCATCCTAAAAGAACCAAGCATAATATTCAAGATTGTTGTTGGAGCGTACTTCAACATCAAGCTACTATCTTTCATGTGTGAGAAATCGCTAGGTATTTGTTCGTCAAAAGTTGAAGAGCAGATACCTAGCATTTTTATTTTTCTCTTTCCTAGTTGCATAAAACTAAGCTGAACACTTTGAACTCGAAGAAATTCAAGCGGAAGTATGCTGAAGGTATTACTAATTTTGATTAGATTTGTTTCAGGCAATAACTTTGTTAAGTAAGAAGACATATGCTTCATTGTCTCAAAGTTATTCCAACCGTTCCTGGAAAGTTCTTTTTGGATTTGTTTAGTCCTAGGTAGGTGTTTATCTTTGCCCTTTATTTTTCTCAATTCTGATTGTAGCGATTTAAATTCATCGTATCCAGGAAGTAAAAAATCTATTTCTTCTAAATCACTTGTATTTGCTAATTGTTCAAAGTTGAAAACTGTCAATTCTCCAGATACAGAAATTAAGTCGCCATCTTGGTAATCGCTATGTTTTATAAGTTCTTTTGCCTCAAGACCAGTGATAAGCAAATCTAAAGAATAATCATCAAGAGCAGTTTCTACTAGGTTTTTATTTGACTTAGAAAATACAAAGTTGTAACTATCAACATTAGTGTTAGAATAGCTTCCTGTTGCTTTTAATAGAGCAGAGAGGCCAACGTCACTGGATATGGTTGTTTGCTCTGTACTTCCTTCAGTTTTAGCGTCGCTTTCTCCATCTTCATTCACTAATTTTGTTATCAGACCAGCGTTTTGCTGAGCGAGCAGAGAGTTAACTAAATTTGTGTCCAGATAGATTATCTCTTTCATTCTCAATCCCCCTTACTACTCATATATCCCGCAATGATGCCACGGATAGCCCGCTTATCATCCTCGGACAACGGTTTCCCGTCGAACATCATTGCATTAGCTATGATTTCATCAATATCGTGGGAGCTAGGTTGTTGTTCCTCGGTTGTTTCTGGACCGTCTCCAAAAAGAATGTAATCTGTCGAAGTCCCTAAAGCTTGAGCTAATTTTACAATCTTTGTTCCCGTTGGAATGCTAGCGCCGCTTTCCCACTTTGAAATAGTCGAATCAGATTTATAACCTAACATTTTTGCCAATTCAAGTTGACTGATGCCCTTGCTAGCTCTCAAACTTTCAATTCTGCTTCCTCTTTGCTTATTCAAATCCATATCTTTCTCCTTGCTGTTTATATTAATATTATATAGTAGACTTTCCTAATTTTCAAGTTTATTTATAAAAAACTTAAAAAAACTTGAAAAAAAATCAACAAAACTGTTGACATTGAATTTAATTCAAGTTACAATATGCTTGTAAGTTAGTTAGAGAGGAGGAACAAAATGACAAAAACAGTTCCAAAGATTACAATCAAAGAACTTCGAGCCCGTCATAATCTGACACAAGCCCAATTCGCTAAAAGCATTGGTACTACAGCTCAAACGGTTAGTGCTTGGGAGAAAAATGCACTTTCTATTTCTCCTAAGAAAATGGTTGCTATTTGTAATAAATATCACATCCAATCATCTGATTTGTATGGCGTCTGATATTTTTTTACAAAAAAACTTGAATTTAATTCAAGTCTGCAATGTGGAAAAAATATAAGGAGTAGAAAAAATGGAAGAAGTAATCACAATAAGTAAACGTGAATTACAAGAAATGATTGCTGAGGCAGTCGCCAATAAAATGGTTAAGGTTAGAAAAGATTTTGGTCAAGTCGCTATCACTGATGAAGATATTCGTATCGTAAATAACAATCATCCTAAAGTCCTTGAGTTACTTCAAAATCCTTATAAGAGAGAAATAGGTAGTGTAATCTATCCAATCATAACAAGGCCCCGTTGGGATAATAATATTGGTAGTGACTCAAAAATATTTTTAACAAACAGGTTGATGGATAAAAGAGGAATTTACCATCATTCGAAACAAAATCTTTGTGTCTCCCTTATCCATGAACAATTGAAATCTCTTGCTTTATCTTTGCATGGTGCAACAGTAATAAAAGATTTGACAGATGATGAGTTTCAAAACGCTTTGGAAACATATAACGAATTTAAAAATTTCTTTTTGGATAGGTACAACGTCCGTCTAACAAAATTAAAACAGGAATTTCCAGAATTACAAACCAAAAAAAGCACCTGACAAAGTCAGGTACTCAACGGAAAGATTTGAGGAGTAGAAGATGACTGAAGAAGAAACAATCGAATTATTGAAATTCTTAATGACAGACTACGGACGAGGGTATCTATCTGGTTTAGCTAGCGGACTTTCAATACTTTTGAAAATTTTAAAAAAAGCAGAGTAAGTACCCTACTTTCATCGAATTATTTTGATAGCTTATCTACAACTTTTTGAAGTTCTGCGATTCCGTTAACTGCTTGAGTAAGTTTATTGACATCAAGTTCACCTGTGAAAATTTTTGAAGTGATATCGACTTGCTGGCTTTGTTTTAAAGCATCCAGTTTCAATTCATGCTCTTTTTCAAGTCTTTGTAATTCGCTTTCAGATTGTGTTTTTAATTCTTTTATTTTGGCGTTTGTTTGATGTTTATTAGTGAGATAAACAAGAAATGCGGGAACGCATGAAGTAAAAAAAGTTATTGCAATTTGATTGAAATCCATAATTTTCCTCCTTTCTATTGGAAGTTTGACTAAAACGGTGAGAGGTCTTAGTCAAGGTGTATTGTATGATTTTAAACATACATTGTCAATATATTGTGTTAAAAATACATCTTCCTCTTTCGGGGATACAATATATAGTGTTTTTTATAAAAGGAGAAAATAGATGCTTTGGGAAATAATATCTAAAAAGTTATCAGAAAAAAATTGGACAATTTATAAACTTTGTTTAGAGGCTGGGATAGGAACTGCTGGAATTTATCGTCTAAGAGACGGAGTAATTAAAGATCTACAGTTTGAGACAGTAAAAAAAATTGCTAACGCATTAGATATGAGTTTAGAAGATTTTAGATAGAAAAGGAAAAATATGAACGAATTAATCAACATAACATTAAACGAAAATCATGAGCCGGTTGTTTCTGGCAGACAGTTACATAAAGCTCTAGGCGTCAAAACAGCTTATAAAGATTGGTTCCCACGTATGACCGAATATGGTTTTACAGAGGGTGAAGACTTTAGCTCATTTTTGAGCAAAAGTACCGGAGGGCGACCAAGCCAAGATCACATCATCAAGCTAGACATGGCGAAAGAAATCGCAATGATTCAGCGAACAGACAAAGGTAAGGAAGTCAGACAGTACTTCATCCAAGTTGAGAAAGACTTCAACAGCCCAGAGAAAATCATGGCTAGGGCATTGCTCATGGCTGATAAGAAAATCAAGCTCTTGGAAAACGAAAATGAAAACCTCTTGATTGAGTTGGAAGAAGCGACTAAAAACGCTGATTACCTAGATTTGATTTTACAAACCAAGGACGGCTTGACAATCACCCAAATCGCTCAAGATTATGGAATGTCAGCTCGCAAAATGAACCAACTCTTGAAACGAGAGCGAATCCAACGCACTGTCAATGGTCAGTGGGTACTATATGCCAAATACCTTGCTAAAGGCTACGCAACAAGCCGAACATTTGATTATGTTGGTAAAGACGGCAAACCCCACAGCAATATGACAACAGTCTGGACGCAACTTGGAAGACGCTTTCTATACGAGCGTTTAAAAGCTATCGACATCCTGCCAATCATCGAACAAGAGGGTTGAAGATGTCACCTTGGCGGCACTAGTGAGCTAGCGGGGCAACCATTCAGTTGAAACGTAAGCAATACCATTAGACGATTTGATTTTATAATGACTCCTAAAAAACAAAACTCAAAAGACCTCGCTAGTTCTCCAGTGTCGTAAAGACAACAAAAAAGGCTGACCCCTGCCAGAGTCAGCCGCTAAGATATTGAAACAAGGTAATTATATCATGGAAAAACGAAAATGGGACCCAGTCATTATAAACATTATGGCTGACGGTTCCAGAGTTGATGATTTAACTAAGTACACGATACCAGCAGGGCATAGCTACTATGATATCGTGGCAAGCATTTACCAGAAAGGAGCATAGGTCATGGGATATGAAGTATATCCAACGAAACATCGACAGTAACTACACTCAAATGAATAACCACTCAGCCCAAAACGCTGAGCTGAGTTTACAAGCTAAAGGCTTGTTATGGGTGTTGATGACCAATAAAGACGATTGGCGACCTTACATTGAGGAGCTGTCCAAACGTTCCAAAAGTGGCAGAGATGCACACCGAACAGCCTTTAACGAATTGAAGAAAGCGGGATATATCCGTATCTATCGAAAGAGCTTGGGTCGTGGCCAAGGTGTCCAAACCTACCCACTTGTTCAAGACATACCGATTACAGATAGCTATTGGAATTATTGGGTTAGTCGGATTGAAAAAGAGTTATCAACAGAAGTTGTGGATAACTGAGTTACAACTTACTGACTTTACGTAAGTTGAAAAGTTCAAAAGTTGAAAAGTTCAAAAGTTGAAAAGTTCAAAAGTTGAAAAGTTCAAAAGTTGAAGAATCCGACACTAATAATAACTAAATAATAATAATAACTAAGTAATAATAATATGGCCTACGGCACTAACTGGTAACAATCTAGAGCCTACCGGCACTAATTAATAATAACTACTAACTGATAACAATACAGTAATAATCATAGTTAGAAGAATAAGAGAGGTAAAAAACATGAAAAAACTTATCAATTGGATTTGGTCAAACAAAAAACAAGAACAAGTAGAAACTTACGATATTGAACGCCATCAAATGGTTGACGAAAAAGCACGTATTTACAACGAAGCTCACGGGCTTCCGCTGGATCAGCTAGTGGGGTAACTCATGAAGCTACTAAGAAAACTATTTTCCAAGAAGAAAACTAAAGAGCCAGAATACTTTTTCGATGTGGTCGAAACCCCAGAAGAAAAGAGCGAACGGCTCAAGCAGAAATATACAAACTAACGTCAACCTTTCAGCGTGTAGCCATGACCCTGCCGTGGAGTGTAACTTATACCCATAATTCCCCAAAAATTATACTAAATTACTTTTTTCCTAATATTCCCATTACAGTCTAATAAAACATTGAAACATGATACGGTGGGGCTATGGGTGCACGTTGAAGGCACTAAAAAAACACGGGTAAGGGCCCGTGCTAGAAATAACATCTAAGGAGATTATACCATGAAACCATTCAACACTCAAACAGTCGCTAAACCAAGCTATGTAAAAACTAAAGCCTTCGGACTTTGTGGCACGCTAGCACTTGCTACAGCATTGCTTATCGGTGCTGGATCAGTATCAGCGGACGAAACTGCTCAACCAGTAGCAGATACTCAGCCAGCGGTTGCTAATGTCTATACTGCCGATAACGCTGGTAACGTGACAGTTACACCAAGCGAAACAGTGGCAGAAACGCCAAAAGTATTGGCACCAGCACCAGTGGAATCTCAACCGATTACAGAAACACCAGCGGTTGCTACAGAATCAGCACCAGTGACAGAAACACCAGCAACAACTACAGAAGTAGCTCAACCAGTAGCTGAAACACCGGCAGCACCTACTAGCGTTGTTAAAGAGGGTGACACAATCACAGTGGAAAACCCTAACGTACAAGTGGACTTCCCGAATGGTACTGGTAAATACTCACCATTCGAGGTCGAGTACAAAGATATTGAGTTCCCGGATAGCATGGCTATCAACGAAGGCGACAAGGTAGTAACTGAGTTGCCAAAAGAGATTGGTTTGCAAACATCATTTGATTTCGATGTTTACAACAACGACAACGTTGTAGGTAAAGCCAATGCTGACGCTCAGACACGAGTGATTACAACTACATTTAACAATTATTTCACTGAGCACCCTTTGAATAAAAAGATGTCGCTCAAGTTCGATGCTAAATGGCTTGATATCGTTGAGCCGGGTAAACCAGTTACAGTGAATTTCGACGGCACTGTTAAGACATTCACTATTGCAGAGGAAGGGCCACTTCCAACTGATGAACTCTTGTCTAAATGGGGTAGTCAAAATAAAGATAACCCACAAATCATTAACTGGACACTCCGTCTTAACGCAGCTCGTCAGGTCTTGAATTATGCAAAATTGCAAGATACTTGGTCAGATAATCAAGAATTTATCGAAGGCTCACAAAATATCTACTTTGTTGAGAATCCTGTTAAGTGGACTGGCATTGACTATTCAGCCAAGGATTATCTTGAAAGCTGGAATGTCCGAGCAGACGGGTTCGATGCAAAATTCAAGGAATTCAACCGCATCATGTATATCGACTATCAAACTCGTTTGAAGTCAGCGGTTAAAGACTCAACTAACCCAACGAACAAGGCTACATTGGTAGCGGTAGATGCTGGGGCTATCTCAACATCTAAGGTGCAATTAGTAGGCGGACGTGGTGATGCCAGCGGTGAAAACAAGCCAGAACCAACCTTTGAAATTCCGCACGACGCACCAAAAGTTGACATCCCAGAATTTGAGGGCGGCATCCCCGGTATTCCAGAGGTGCGAGAATTACCGGAGTATACTGTGCCTATCGGAACCGTACCAAACGATGCGCCAGTTTACGACAAGCCAGAGTTCCAAGGTGGTATTCCGGGCATCCCAGAGGTTCGTGAGCTCCCACCGTTTGAAGGTGGAGTAGTGCCAAACGATGCACCTATCTTGGACTTGCCAGAGTTGGTAATTCCAGAGAAACCAACTAAGCCAACACCAGAAAAACCAGAGGCACCGAAAGCGAAAGAAGTAGAAATTACCGAGGTCGTTTATAAAAACGATTCTGAGCCAAAAGAGACACCAAAAACAACCGTTTACGGTGGTGTTCTCCCTAACACTGGCGAAAAAGAGGGTATCGCTAGCAATCTTGGATTGGTAGTAATTGCAGCAGGTATCACTGGACTTACTCTTGGATTTAAAAAACGCAACGAAGAAAAAGGGGAATAATCATGAAAGAAAACAATAAACAAGTCGTATTTTACAACGCTGAAAAAGATGGATTTCTTAAAAGTTACAAAGATAGAGAAACTCTAGTTTTCGAAGCAACATTTACTGACCGTTTGAGAGACGCACTATACTTGCCAGTTGAACCATATGAAGAACAAAAAACTGAAATCGACAAACTTGCTGAAGCGTTTGACTGCGAAGTGCTTATCGTGGAAGCTGAATACAATGTAACTAAACCTGGCGGTTCGGACTTTGAACGCACAGCGCGTGAAGAATCCCTGAAAGATGGTCTCAAATCGCCCCTAGACTTATTGACGGACTAACAGAACTTGAAGTGGTGGGAGGGTAGGCATTAATTATGGCAGATAATCAAAAAATGAAGTTTAGAGGTGAGAGCAACGATAACATTCAAAGAATTTGAAGAAGTCTGGGACGAGTCAAGGGTCTTAAGTGACATTGTAAGAGTGCTAAGTTCAGCCGAAGGGAAGAACTATATCGAGGTCAAAGTTTACGAAAGCATTAACGGGATAGACATCTCGTCATCGGTCAGACTGGATGCTGAAGATAAAAAGGATGTTGTTGATCTTTTGAATAAAATTATGGCACGAAAACTCAGCAGACTTAGAGAGCAGGGTTTTGATTTTTACGAAGAATACCAAAAATCAGAAACTACCACCTAAAAACGATAAGAGAACCCAAAATTTGAGAATTAGGGGCATATAAAAAGGATATGACATGGAAGAAATGACATTCACGGAGTTGCAGCAAAAAATGCAACTTGAAAAAAAGAAAGAGGGTACAGCTAAGTACGCTTCAAGGCACGTCGAGGACATTTACGACGCTTTTAAAAGTTTGAAATCGAACTGGAGCATTGTCGTCAACTATGATCTAGTCGAATTTTCTGGCAAGACTTTTGTCAAAGCTACTGCAACGGCGTCTAACCGAGAGGAAAAAGAGCAAGCGGTAGCTTTCGCAGAATTGTCTCCGGTACCTATTTTGAAAACTCGTAACGGTGATTTAAAACAAATGAACGAGCCGCAATGGGTGGGAGCCGTGCAATCATACGCCGGCAAGTACGCCATACAAGCACTCTTTGCAATCGGTGAGGAAGACGTGGACCATTTTGAAGTGGCAGAGGAGAGTTTGAGACCAAACCAATCTCACAACCCACAACCGCATCAAAATCAGCAACCACAACAAGCACGCTACGAGTCAAGAATCGATCAACAACCCAACTTCATCAGCAATGAGCAACATGACTTTATTATGCAGCAAATCAATGAGTTAGCTCTAATTACTGGTCAATCAGTTGAAACAGTCGCAAATTACTACTTGAAGAAGTACAAACTAAATGATTTCCATGAGTTGCTAGTAGCAGGTTTTAACGTGGTAAGCAACGACATTCAAACACAAATCAATAACCGAAAGGGATAGAACATGAAGGACGTAACGAACAACGCAACAAATATTTTCTTGGAAACAATCGAACCGGTCTATACGCCGGGGAAAATTAGCTTTGATTTTGACGCATTCGACAAGGCCATTCAGACAGCAGTTAGTGAGTTGTCTGATGAACAACTTGATAACTTGGAATATGACGATATCAAGAAGGAGTTTACACGCTTCAATGGGCTCTTGACAAAGTTGGACGGCAAGCGAAAAGACATCTCGAAAGTGTACAAGAATCCGCTTAATGAGTTTGAAGCTAATTTCAAGACATCTAAAGAGCCGCTCGAAGGACTTATCAATAAGTTACGTGCCAAACGAGACGAAATTGACGAACACAATAGATTGCTCCGAGTTGACCACGTTAGATCAGTATTTGAAAGCAAATGCGAGCTAGCCGGACTAGACAAGGGCACATTCAAAGATAAGTATGATGGCTATTCTTTGAAGAAATATTTCAAAGACAAGAAGATGGAGCTCAAGAAGGAGACTATCGAAGAAATCGACGCTCTTGTTTTGGCTGAGTATGACCGACTTGAGGAGTACAAGGCTAACATTGCCATGATTGAGGAGCAAGCCCTTGACTATGAGCTACCGGCTGAACCATATACTAGAGCATTGCAGAATGATACACCTCTAGTGGAAATCTTGAAGCAAATGAAAAAGGACCGTGATGCAGCTATTGAGCGTAAGCAGCAAGCAGAAGCCAAAGCGAAAGCAGAAGCGGCACGCCTAGCAGAAATTGAAGCCATGGCTAAACAGTCAGCAAACGAGGAAATCAAAGCGGTTAACGCTGAAACTGGTGAGGTAATCGAAGATGTCAAGCCAGCAGAGGAAGTACCTAGTAAACCCGCTGAACCGTACAAGGTCAACCTTGCCCTTACGTTCCACGGTGGAGAGAATCAATGGCATCAATTCGCTAAATTGTTGGATGATAACTTCGTAAACTATGAAATCTTAGGAGAAAATCAATGATCAATTCGACCGTACTCGTTGGGCGCTTAACTCGTGACCCCGAACTTAAATATACAGGTAACAATGTCGCAGTGGCGTCTTTCAGCCTAGCTGTTAACCACAACTTTAAGGACGCTAACGGCGAGCGTGAAACCGACTTTATTAACTGTGTGATCTGGCGTCAGCAAGCTGAGAATTTGGCTAACTGGGCTAAAAAAGGCGCTTTGATTGGAATTACTGGACGCATTCAAACCCGTAACTATGAAAATCAACAAGGTCAACGTGTTTACGTAACTGAAGTTGTCGCTGATAATTTCCAAATGTTGGAAAGCCGTGCGGCACGTGAAGGTGGCAATGCAAATCAAGGCAATGGCAACGGCTATGCAGGGCCTTACGGGCAACAAACACCGCAACAACAAGGGCCAAACTTTGCAAGGGAAAGTAGCCCATACGGGAACGCACACCCTATGGATATCACGGATGATATGTTGCCATTCTAATTAGGTGAAGTATGAAACTAGAATTTCTATTACCAAGGTCAAAAGCTAAGCCTGCTCAAAATTTAGTTATCAACAGTAACGACAGATTTCACTATCAAGCAGAGGGCCGAATGGTCAAGAAACTGCGATTGATAGCAAGAGCAGAAGCAGGGCTTAACATTAAGCCGGTATATAGCTCAGATAAGCCTTGTAAAGTGCTTGTCACGGTCTATGCGCCAACCAGACGAAGATTAGACCCACCTAACCTATATCCTACTGTTAAAGCCCTTATAGACGGCTTGACGGATGCCAATTTGTGGCCAGACGACAATCACGAAGTTATGAAAATGATGTCGTTTCAGTATGGCGGGCTAAGTGGTGAATCTGGGAAATTTAAGATTGTGTTAGATATCGAAGGAGCTTGAATGAATAGCAAATATAAAGACAAGCTTGTTGGTGTATACGCACCGGGCAACTATGGGCATACTAGCGTATTAGATCAGACACAAGAATTTTCAAGGTGGTTTTGGTCTAATCGTAAGGACATGGAGCTTATCAGCGTTAAGCTAGGTATCGACATTAAAAAGCTCAATCGTATTCTGACACTGGAGCAGTTACCGGATGAAGGCTTGTTAAGAAAGATGGTCGAGCTATGCAATGGTTAAGACGATTTATAGCAAAGAATCCGGCAAAGGTTTTCAGAGAAGGGCCGGAACCGATAACTATGGGAATTAAGGAGCATGAAATGAGTTGGGCGGTATCAGTATTTGAGAATGGCAAGCTATACCAACGTATTCAATACAAGGACAAGAATAAGGCACTGAACGAGTTTCACAGACAAGGTGCTAAGTATGGCGGTAGCAAGTGCCATGAAGTGGAGTTAAAGGAGGTTAGTAATGGCTAAATTTATTAGAGTTACAAACATCGCACAAGGAATTGATATGGACACAATTTTAAATGTCGATGATATCGGGCACATCTCTATTGGCCCTAATATCATTTTTGTAAAAACGCCGTTCGCAGACGGGACAAATCGGATTTATGTAAGAACCGAAACGATTGAGCAGTTAGAAAAGATTTTGCTAGAGGGAGAAAACAATGGATAGACAAGAAGCAGTAAATCGAGAAGAAGCAGTGCGGACAATATCAAGGATATCTGGTGGTTCTGTATCTTACGCAGAAGACCTATATGACTCATTTTTCCCGAAACCAGTCGTTCCGCAATATGTGGTGGATTGGTATGAGGAACATAAGGACAATCTTAAAATAAGTATTTGTCAAACTGTGTTATCAGGCGGGAGAATTGCGTCTACAACAGATTTCAGCACATTTGAACTGTGGTTTTGTGAGGTCCCGAATTCAATCCAAACCCTTGTCAACATGCACCAGTTTGGCTATGAGGTCGAGAAAGAGGCTAGGTATACGGTTCGAATTAAAGGCCGCTTGGGGCAATATCTAGGCAAATATTACTTAAACAACGAGGAATTAACACCACAATTCATAAGAACTCTGAAGGGTGAAGGAAGTGTTTTTACGAGAACAGAACTTGAAACCAGTGGCTTCGGCTGGGTATTCGACTGCGAGGGTATTGAAGTTGAGGAGGTGGACGATGGAAACGATTAAATTCATTTTGGCAGTCTTAGCTGCGGTTTACGCTTTGCGCACGCTGTCTGGAAAGGGAAGATGATAAATGATTAAAACGCATGAAATAGTGACAAGTGACAGAGACCGTCCTTATAAGAGAATCGATGATTTAATTGGAGAGTTTTTATCACGACACAAAAACATCGATCTAGTAGATATTAAATATCAAGTTAACACGTACAAAGTCGGATATGACATTGTCCATAGAACGTCAACATTGATTATCTATAAATGGAGGTAACGGATGAATAAAATTCAACGACTACGACTGAAAAAGAAATTATCCATATCGGAACTGGCCGATGAAGTAGGATTCCCAGAATCTGTGTTACGTGGGTTCGAATCGGGGGAATACTGGCCCACAATGCACAGTGCCAAAAAATTGGCTGACTATTTTGGGGTGGGTATCCTAGATGTTTTAGGGGATGAAGCATTGTTCGAAGGAAAACTCGATAAACTTGTTCGCTGCATCAGCCACTGGGCAGACGAACGCAACTTAAAGCAAGCTGACCCAAAGATTCAGTGGATGCGAATCACAGAGGAAGTCGGAGAAATTCGGGATGTACTCTTGAAACCGACGAAATTCACGGAACCACAAGCAGCACTCAAGGATGCTATCGGTGACACGCTGGTAACAATTATCGTACTAGCACATCAACTAGACCTCGATGTGACTGAGTGTCTCGGTATTGCTTACGAGGAGATTAAGAACAGAAAGGGAAAGATGATAAATGGCACATTCGTCAAGGAGGAAGACCTTTGAAAATGATTGTCTGGGCGTTATTTGACAGTGGGAATGGATCATATACCAAGGGTGTTAAGAAGCTGGACAAAGATATTGAAATCTATCCAATAGGTATTGATATTGAAAATAAAAACCATCATTTTATCAATCTGAATTTAGCTGATTATAGCCGTTTGTTTGGAGATAACACCCTATTCGACACATTGGATAAATTGCCTAAGCCTGACCTAATCATAGCCAGTCCACCGTGTGAGAGTTGGTCTAATGCTAGCGCCATGGATAGAGGGAATGCGTGTTGGAAACAAGAGCAAGGCGACTCTTTATTTCAACCACAAGAACCCTTGTCGATATTTACTGTTCGAGATCATAAAGATTATGACAGATATCAATATTACCCCAATAAGCAGCTTATGAAACGTATCAATGGTGAATTATGTGTGTTCAATACAGTTGAAATCATTAAACGATACCAACCAAAATATTGGATCATAGAGAACCCAGCTCACGGCAGAATTTGGCAATACATTGAGAGAGTGTTAGGTTTCCGAATTCCGTTTGAGAATCATACAAGGTACAACAACTATGATGATTATCCGATCTCTAAACCTACTCGATTTTCTGGGAACATTGAGTTGAATCTAAAAAATGAAAAGAAATCAAATGACATCAAATTTCAAGATTGGACGAAATCCTATAACGAGAGGTCGAACATTCCTCTGAGTTTGGTTTGCGAGATTTTAAAAAAGGTATATAAGGGGTTTATGAGTGAAACATAAAGATTTAACAATAGCTACAATCGTACTACTAGTATCACTAGCTATTAACATGCTGTCTGTCTACTACGTCCTGACAGTGCCGCGTAGGGTAGAGACAGTAACTATCCATCGGGTAGATAACGTGGGCGCAGAGATGCACGGCAAGGTTACGGGCAAATCTATGGTTGGGAAGCTCTACACGATTGATTGTGGAGCTTACGGCAAATTCCTTGTCAGCAAGGAACAGTACGACCAAGTGAATGTTGGGGATGATATCCCCAGCTATTTGAAAGAGAGAGGGAGTTAAGATGACAGAAACCATTAAACTACCAAACTACTGCGAGCCCGATTGGGAGAATGCAAGGTATGGCTCGTTAGAAGAACTTAAAGAGATGTTACTCCACAAGCGCATCGTGGAATGGGATAAAGACTTTCTGTTGCTTGAAGATGGCACAAGGGTCACTATTGAAATGTCAGAAAGTGATTGTTGCGCCTATGCGGGCGGGGAGTTCAAAGATGTCAAGCTAGACGCTATTATTACCGATGTAAAAATTGGTGAACAAGTAACAGAGGAAATCGGTGGTGGAACAACAGAAAGTAAGAACACAGTCACTATTTATCATAATCAAAACCCTATAGCCCTAGCTGAATGTGAAGCTAATGACGGGAATGGTGGCTATTATTATAGCGTGGCCTCTCTTGTTGTCGGGGAAATCAATTTTCCAGTAGTAGAGGCTTAGGAATGGAGAGGGCAATGATTCCAAGATTTAGAGCGTGGGACAAAGAGTTTAAAGAGATGGTGCAAGTTGACGCACTGGTTTTCGATGAACAAATTATCAAAGCAACTTACAAAAATGGAAATGTTGTAAAAGAAGACATAAAAAATTATGTACTCATGCAGCCAACCGGACTCAGAGACAAGAATGGCAAGGAAATCTTTGAGGGGGATATAGTCAAAATGGCTAAGAATGTCTATTCTGAGCTAACTTATTACGAAGTTGTAAGACATCGAGGCGGAGCATATCGCCTTAAGTCTAAGCGATACGGATGTGAATTGTGGCTACGACATACCGACTGCGAAATTGCAGGGAATATATGGGAGAATCCAGAGTTGCTGGAGGTGGAACAATGAACAAAAGACAACGAAAGAAATCAGTAATGAGAAACATTTCAAAACTTTACAATGAGATTTTTGAAAATGGACGTTTCAATAAAGATGCGGCTATTATCGCCGGCGTAGACCCACGGGGTCAAAGAATGTTAACAACAGTGTTTATAACGAGCTATCAATATGAATTTACCACCGACGCAATCTTTGGCGTGACGTTAGAGGGATATTTGACCGACCGTGAAGTGATAAAGAGGTGAGCTCATGAGTAAAACATACCAATATGCAGGACTGACACCAGAATTACATCAGCGGCTAGTCAATGAGCGTGTAGCACTAAAACTAGCACATCTGAGAGATTACAAGCAACATTTCCAAAAAGTGAGACAGTGCAGTGAGAAACAAGCGATTATCATTTTGCAAGCGCTCAACAGTGCAGTCGTTGAACGTGCGAGGATCTCACCTCAAACTGTCGATAGGCTAGAAGGTATCATTTCTGACGAGCTGTATCATGACCTTAAAGCATATCTATCCAAGAATTACACTAGAGGTAAAACCACGCGCCCAGTTTTGGACAAAACCAACGCAGGGCTACCAGAAGAACTGTTTAAGCGATTCCGTGAGGAAGTGGAAGAACTACGCAAGGAACACCCTAACGATCTAAACAAGTACATTAGAGACATTAAAGGGTGCGATAAGAAGAAAGCTAACAAAACCCAGAACGGCCTCAATTGTTGTTATGTGGAGAAAGCTGCCCTAACACCTTTGAAGGCAATCCAAATGGAAGGGTTACTTTCCAGAGAGTTATTCAGCGAGATTGCTAGTTATGTTTTCAATCATTATGACTGGCCCGATAAGCTGGATGACGATGCTGATCGCATTATGCTTGAATATCGCACCAAAGGCAAGACAGGCATGGATAAAATCGCTGTCAGAAAAGCCTTATATAAAGCCTATGCGTTAGGCGTGTAGCTAGTGAGGGTTCGACTCCCTCGCTAGCTATTACCAGTCAATCTATATACGGAAAAGAGGAGCCTTTTGATTTCTTTTCATTCAAATCAGCAGAAGCGTGACTGGTCGTGGATGCACCAAAATCCAGTAAATCTAAATTATAGAAAGTAGGTATTCCTTTATTTATTATTCACAAAATCTAAAGCGCATTACTGGTGGCGTTATTATCCAAGGCTTATGCCTGCAAGTAGATATAGGTCAGAAATCTCCATAATTCTTTTATTATTTCAAATCAAAGGAGGAAAATCTCCAAAAAATGATTTCACTGTATCTATAGGCTGGAACGGTTGTACAAGGGGCTCGATTCCTCTTGCCAGCCATTGTCTGTCAAACACTAAAAAAAGAAAAATAGATTTTTAGTGGCTTGAACACTTTTCAACACCGAGCAAGCTGACAGACCTTGCTCAACGAAACCCAGCAAATTTAAGAAAAAAGGATGTGAAACACCCTCTTTCTTATCGATATCGCATTACTAAAAAAAGCCAAAGGCCTTGCTGGTGTCAACGGCTAGAAAGGAGTGATAAAAGGCCCAAGAAACAACCCAAGAATAAATACATATTCTATCTTTTCAATAAAATCTCTTAACGTTTCTTGAGCTAAAATAAAAAAAGACCGACACGATGGCCGGCGCTCTTTGAACACGATACAACTATTATATCACACAAGAGAGGTGTCATGGCAAGTATCAATCTATTTGCGGAAGTAGATAAAACCGCAACTAAAAAGAAAGCTATAAAGGTACTAAGAAGGTATCGCATGCTAACACGGATAGCGGGCTTGGAATACGCCCCTAAAGTGACAGCTTCATTCTCGTTAGAACCCAAATCATTCGATGGAATGGTTCACAGCCAAACCGAAAGCATGGTAACACGCAAGGTGGCCGCTGAGCAAGACTTACAAGCTATTGTTAGAGCTATCAACGCATTATCAGATAGGCATTACAGCCAAATTTTGATAGAGTGTTATTGCAGGAATAGAAAGCAGTACAACATTGAAGTCTATATGGATCTTGGATATTCTGAAAGCGAGTATTATCGAATGAGAGAACTAGCCATTTTAGAGTTTGCTGAGAACTACAGAAACGGTGAATGTCTGGTATTTTCAGGAGATTATTGCGAAGAATAAGCGAGAATATGGCGGTATAACGGCGATATAATATTAGTATTGATAATTATAGCATCGTACCTTGAAAGAGGGTGATTGCTTTGAAATAACATGAACAAAAAGAGACTTATAAATCGCTTTGATTACAAAGTGGGGCTTAATAACTATTAAGTCTCTTTTTTTATTGTGAGGAAAACATGCAGATCTATGACAAACCGTTAGGGTGGTTAACCCCTTATGAGAACAATCCAAGAAACAATGATGAAGCGGTTGAGCCAGTTGCTAATTCCATCAGTGAGTTTGGCTTCAAAGTGCCGATTGTGGCAACGTCAGACGGCGAGATTATCAATGGACACACGCGCTGGAAAGCCGCTAAAAAACTAAAATTAAAGACAGTTCCAGTAATTATTGCGGATGATTTAACAGAAGAACAGGTCAGGGCGTTCAGGTTAGCTGACAATAAAGTCGCAGAAATAGCGCAATGGGATATTGAACTGTTATTGAGTGAAATCGAGAGCGTCGACAATCTTGACATGACACTTTTTGGATTTGCGGACAGCGATTATACGTTGGATGATTTTGAAGACGAAGAAGCAGACACCGATATTTCAGAAGATGAAATCGAAAGCGAAGGCGATTCAGTTTCGTTAGTAGAATACGGGGATATTTACCAATTAGGACGACATCGCTTGATGTGTGGGGACAGTACATCAGCAGGGGATATGAAGGAGCTTGTCAACGGCGAAAAGATAGACCTCTACGTTACTGACCCACCGTATAATGTCGCTTACGAGGGTAAAACCGAAGAAGCTATGACAATCCAGAACGACAGCATGGATGACGCAAGTTTTCGCCAATTCCTGCGAGATGCATTCGAGGTAGCTGATCAACACTTAAAGCCAGGCGGAGCGTTCTATATATGGCACGCAGATAGTGAAGGATTAAATTTCAGAGCAGCCGTTAAGGAGACGGGGTGGTTGCTGAAACAGAACCTTGTCTGGGTTAAGAATAGCATTGTTTTAGGGCGACAGGACTATCAATGGAAACATGAACCGTGTCTCTACGGGTGGAAAGATGGCGCTTCACACTACTTTGTTGATAACCGCTCGTTAGCTACAGTCATCGAAGAAGATGAAGAAAACCTGAAAGAAATGACTAAAGGGGAGCTTATTTCTTATATCAAGACGATGCAAGAAAACAGCCCCACTAGTATATTCTACGAAGACAAACCAGTTAGGAGTGATATCCACCCAACCATGAAACCATTGAAATTGATTGCTAGATGTGTCCTTAATTCTAGTAAAAAAGGCGAGCGCGTGCTGGATAGTTTCAACGGCGGGGGTTCCACTTTGATGGTTTGTGAGAAGACGGAACGTATTTATTACGGGATGGAACTTGACCCGGTATATGTCGAGCGCACAATTAAACGATGGGAAGAAGAAACTGGACTGAAAGCTGAAAAAATAAACTAAACGATAGGAAGTGAGGCGATGGCGAATGAACAAAACTTGAAACCAATTACTGAGAGAAGTAAGAAGGAACAACGAGAAATACAACGCCGAGGTGGTATAGCGTCTGGAAAAGCTAGACGAAAAAAAGCCGACTTAAAAAAAGCATTCAATACCATTTTAAAAGCCGACGTAGCGAACGAAAACATATCAAAGCAACTTGAAGCGCTCGGTTTCGAAGCTACGAATGAAATGGCGTTAGCTATGGTAATGATGCAAAAAGCCATGAAAGGTAACGTCAAGGCTTTTGAACAAATCGCTAGACTGGTCGCTATCGATACCAAGGACAGCTTGGATCGCAAAGAACAACGTGAGCGCATTGTTTCGATTCAACTAGGGAACGAAAAACTCAAAGCTCAAATCGGTAAAGAGGAAGGGCAAGATGAGAAAATCGCTGGTTTCCTCGATATTGTCAAAGGGGCGGTAAACGATGGACTTGACTAAGCTCTATACCAAACGGCAACTAGATGTGTTGAGCTATATCTGGAATCATGATTGGTTTATATGTGGACTCCACGGCGCTAAACGTGCAGGTAAGACAGTGGTTAATAATGACACATTTGTGACTGAATTAAGCCGTGTTAGAAAGATTGCTGATCGTTTAGGCGTGGATGAGCCTATTTATATCTTAGCGGGCACATCGTCAACATCGATACAGAATAACGTGTTGCAAGAGCTTTATAACAAGTACGGCTTTGAGCCTAAGTATGACAAGCATGGATCTTTCGTATTTTGTGGTGTCAAGGTTGTCCAAGTGTACACCGGCTCTATATCTGGGCTTAAACGTGCCCGTGGTTTTACGGCATTCGGGGCTTACGTTAACGAGGCATCACTAGCTAACGAGGTTGTGTTTAAAGAAATCATCTCACGTTGTTCGGGCGAGGGTGCCCGTGTTGTGTGGGATAGCAACCCAGACAATCCTAATCATTGGCTGAATCGAGACTACATTGGTAAAAACGATGGCAAGATTATAGATTTCAGCTTCAAGCTTGACGATAACACCTTTCTGTCAAAGCGCTACATTGACTCTATCAAGGCAGCAACGCCCAAAGGGAAATTCTACGACCGGGATATTTTAGGCAAGTGGACTGTTGCTGAAGGCGCTATCTATGCTGATTATGACACTAAGATTCATGTAGTTGATGAACTGCCAGATATGAGGCGCTACTTCGGTGGGATTGACTGGGGGTATACTCACTATGGATCTATTGTGATTGTCGGCGAAGGAGTGGATAACAACTACTACCTTGTCAATGGCGTGGCGGCGCAATTCAAAGAGATAGATTGGTGGGTGGAGCAAGCTAGGAAACTAACTGACATCTACGGCAATATCCCGTTCTATGCCGATAGTGCCCGTCCAGAGCACGTAGCACGATTTGACAATGAGGGTTTTGATATCAGTAATGCTAATAAGTCAGTGATTGCTGGCATCGAACTTATCGCTAAGCTGTTCAAAGAACAAAGATTATACGTTAAGCGAGGCTTTGTACCTCGTTTTTTTGATGAGATATTCCAGTATCAGTGGAAAGAGGGCAGCACAAAAGACGAGCCGTTAAAAGAGTTTGATGATGTGCTGGATAGTGTGAGATATGCTCTCTATTCAGACTATGTTGTTAACAGCACAGAGCGAGCAAGTTATGATGATTTGATAGATATGTTTAGTTAAGGAGGAAGAATGGAACAGACAGTATTTGTCGACAGTACCGGGCAATCGCATGTTTTGAATCTGCGATTTCATCGAGAATCACGCACAAAGTACCGTGCTAAAAGTGTTGATGACTTAAAGAAAGATAACTGGGCATTGCTCAAGAATTTCATTAACCATCACAAATTGCGTCAACGTCCAAGAGTTCAGGAGTTGTTTGATTATGCCAGAGGGGATAATCACAGCGTTCTCGAAGCTGGGAGGCGCAAGGATAAAGAGATGTCCGACAAACGTGCCGTCCACAACTATGGACGCATGATTAGTAAATTTAAGACGGGATATCTAGCTGGTAATCCTATTCGGGTTGAATATGATGATAGTGTCAGCGGTTCGCAAAACGACGAAGCTATTAAGGAAATTGGACGAAACAATGACATTGATACGCTGAACCGTAATCTTATCCGAGATTTGTCACAAGTTGGGCGTGCTTACGAACTGATTTATCGAAGTGAGGACGACCAGACACGAATTAAGCAGTTAAGCCCTCTTAATACGTTTATCATTTATGACAATTCGCTTGAAGACAATTCATTAGTAGCAGTTAGATACTACAGTGCTGATTTATTCTCTGACGCACATCAAACCGTTGAAGTATACACTTCAACAAATATTCACGTCTTGGACTACTCGGAAGATCTAAAAGAGGTTTCTGTCACTGCTCACGCATTTGGCACTGTACCGATTACGGAATATTTGAACAACACCGACGGAATTGGCGATTATGAAACTGAACTTTATTTAATCGATTTATATGATTCGGCTGAATCTGATACTGCCAATCATATGTCCGATATGGCTGATGCAATCCTTGCTATCTATGGCGATATGCGATTGCCTGCAAACATGAAGCCTGAAGACATGAAAGCTAAACGCTTAATGCAATTGGTTCCACCGAAGGCTGCGGATGGTAAGGAAAGGACGGTTAAGGCTGAATATCTAACCAAGTCTTATGACGTGTCTGGCGTTGAAGCGTACAAGACTAGGCTGGATAAAGATATCCACACTTTCACTAACACTCCCGACATGGCTGATGAGAACTTTTCAGGCAACACGTCCGGCGAGGCAATGAAGTACAAACTGTTCGGGCTTGACCAAGACCGCATTGAGACTCAATCGCAATTTACAAAGGGTTTGAAGCGTCGATATCGTTTGGCTAGCCGTGTGGGTGAGTTGGTCAAAGAATTCAAAGCGTTTGACGAAAATTTCTTGAGAATAACATTCACGCCAAACTTGCCGAAATCACTATCCGAGCAAGTATCTATTTTGACTGGCCTTGGTGGTCAAGTGTCACAAGAAACTGCTCTAAGTTTATCTGGTTTGGTCGAGAGCCCAGCCGAGGAACTCGACAGAGTGGATAAAGAGGTGTCTAAAATCGATTTTAAGGGGTATTCTAGCGAGTTTAGCGGGCAAGTGGGTAAATATACCGATGACGAAGAAGAAGGAACGCATACGAGCGATTCTGTGAGGTCTGATGAATGACATACTGGTCAGAACGTGCTCAGAAAGAACGAGAAGCGAGCAATAAAAAGGGTGAAGCTGAGTTTAAGAAAGAACTTGAAGCACTATATAATTTGCAACTTTCACAGTTGCGCAAAGAACTAGATGCTTATATCCAAAATTTCGCTGACAAAAACGGATTAACCGCTAGTGATGCGAAACGAAGAGCAGATAGTTTTGATATCAAGGCTTTTGAAGCTAAAGCCAAACAGTATGTAGCTGACAAAGATTTTAGCCCAAAGGCAAACAAGGAACTTCGAGATTACAATTTTTCTATGTCTGTTGGCCGTCAAGAGCTTCTTATCCAAGAGTTAGAACTCGAACTATTGGTTTTATCTGAAGGCGAACGTCAATTAACTAACGATTATCTGACGAATGGCTATAAGAGCGAAATTGTAAGAGGAAGCCTGCTTGATCAGACGGTGCCTAACAAGAAAACGCTTGAAAAGTACATGGCGACGGCTGTTAACGCTAATTTCGAAGGCGCTAAATGGTCGGAGCGTATCTGGAAGAGGCAGGAGCAGTTGCGCAAATTGGTTAAAACGGAAGTGACCAGAGCTCTTATTCGAGGAGAGAACGGTATAACCATCGCTCAGAGAATCCGTAAATACATGGATGTATCACGCACTGACGCTGAACGATTGGCGATCACGGAACATGCTAGAGTTCAAACTTTGGCACAGCAAGATATCATGAAAGAGAATGGCTTCGAGTATTTTAAACTCATGCCAGAATCGAGAGCTTGCGATTATTGCAAACAAGTTGGCCGTGATACCGAGAGGGAACCCGTCCCGGTTGATAAAATGGAGAGCGGGCTAAACGCCCCGCCGATGCACCCGTACTGTCGTTGTGCGGTTGCCGAGGTGTATGTAGAAGATAGCTCTTACTGATCCAGATAAAATAATCAGATTAATGAAATAAATAAAAAAGTCGTAGCAATACGGCTTTTTCTTATGCGCTGATAGCCGTGCTAGCCAAGGGGCTTGGGGGTTCGATGCCTCGTCAGCGCATAGGGCTTAAATTAGCCCTAAATAAACAATACTAGCGTGGCTCGTGGGTAAACACCCTAGACAAGACTAGAGAGGGCGTAGCTAGCCCTTATCGTGGCTTAGAAAGGGGCGCTACTCATGAGACTAGGTAGGAGGAAACTATGGAACAAGATAACACTATCGAGACTAACGGACAACAAGAGAGTCGCCAAGACCAAGGGCAAGGGAACACCTCAACCCCTGCGAGCGACTTCAAAGCGCCTGGTTCTCAATCTGAATTAGATAGCATAATTAACAAAGCGGTACAGACTGCTTTGAGTAACAGGGACAAGGGTGAACAAGAGCGTACAGCTCAAGCAGTAGCCGATGCCTTACAAAAAGAGAAAGATTATGCCAATCTATCAGCTCAAGATAGAGCTAAAAAAGAGTTCGAGGATCAGCAAAAAAGTTTTGAGAAAGAACGTGCTGCGTTCGAGCATGAAAAGCTTGTTGTTGCTGTTGAGAAAGATTTGGTAGCTAAAGGCTTGCCTAGTGCGTTGGCTGAGACATTCGCAATGGCTGGCAACGCTGAGAATGCACTTAAAGCAGTGACTGAGTTCGAAACAGTATTTAATAATGCTGTTGCGGAAGAAGTTAAGAAAACTGTCCGACAAAATGCACCTCAAGCATCAGCGGATGGCATTTCTAACACAGACAATTACGGCTCTCGCTTAGCTCAAAAAGCTGTCCGTTCGTCAGGTAAGATTATCTAGCCAACAATTAGAAAGGATTTTTCATGTCAGTAAAAAAAGTATTTGACACAAGTAACATTCTACGTTCTTTACCTTACAAAGCTGTCACTGCCACAGTTGATAAAAATTTTGCTGGTGTTGACGTAGACGGCAAGAAGTACATTAAAGCTGGTACTTTAGTAGCTGGTAAAGGCGGGTCAATTTTCGATGACCGCTCTAAACCAGTAGAAGAGAACAAGACGGCACCAGAAGGAATCGTTCTATACGATGCAGACTTGTCTGTTGATAAAACAGTGTCTGTTTTGTACGCTGGTGAGGTTTGGAAAGAAGCGGTTAACGGTGGTACAGTTGACGACGCTATTAAAACAGCGTTGCCACTCGTTAAATTTATTGCAGGAAAAGGAGGCAATGCTTAATGGGTCTTATTTATGACACGGTAACAGCATCTAATATCGCTGGATATTTCAACACATCACAATTAGATGTGGATTCTACGCTTGGAGAACGCATTTTCCCTGCACGAAAACAACTTGGGACTAAATTGTCTTACATCAAAGGTTCTTCAGGACGTGCGGTTGTCTTGAAGCCAGCAGCATTCGATACTAATGTCACTATTCGTGAGCGTGTGGACGCTGAAATCCATGACGAACAAATGCCATTCTTCAAAGAAGCTATGTTGGTCAAAGAAGCTGACCGTCAACAACTCAACTTAATCGCTGGATCTAACAACACTGGTTTGATTGAGACTATCACACAAGGCATTTTCAATGACGAAATGACACTTATCCAAGGTGCCCGTGCTCGTTTGGAATCTATGCGCATGCAAGCTCTCGCAACTGGTAAGATTGCGTTTGTCAATGAAGGAAAAAATGTTGATATTGACTATGGCGTTAAAGACGACCACAAGAAAACAGTTGCAAAAGACTGGACGCAAGCAACAGCAACACCTCTTGCGGACCTCGAAGAAGCAATCGAAACAGCTCAAAGCCTTGGCTTGATGCCAGAAATTGCTATCATGAATGCCAAAACGTTTAGCTTGATTCGTAAATCAGAATCTACGGTCAAAATCATCAAGCCTCTTGCAGCTTCAGGAACAACAGTTACCAAAGCCGAGGTTGAAGCGTATATTTTGGATAATTACGGTGTTACAGTTCTTTTGGAAAACGGCACATATCGAAATGACAAAGGAGAGATTAGCAAATTCTATCCAGACGGTCATTTGACTTTGGTTCCAAACGGTTCATTGGGTTCTACTGTTTTCGGTACAACTCCAGAAGAGTCAGATTTGCAGTCTGGGGACACTCCAGGAGCTCAAGTTGAAGTGGTTGACCAAGGTATTGCAATTACAACTACTAAAACAACTGATCCAGTCAACGTCCAAACCAAAGTATCGATGATTGCGTTGCCTTCATTCGAACGTTTGGATGACTGTTATATGCTTACTGTCATTCCAGTAGCGTAGTTTGAAAGGAGTAGCTATGACTAAAGTTTTAAAAGCGTTTCAGGATAAAACTGACGGCATTATTTACTATGCTGGTGACGATTATGCCGGTGAACGTGTCGAAGAACTTGCTGAAGCAGGTTTCCTTGAAGCTGAAGCTGAAGAAAAGCCGAAAAAAGCAAGTCGCAAAAAAACGACAGATAACACTGAAGAGTGAGGAGGTCTAGCATGGCTGAATTAGATCGAGAAAAGGTCCTAGATAATGTCATGCTGGACCTTGAGATTTCAAAAGATGACGACGATAGCATTGACCTCTTAAGGGTATTGCTAAACAGAGTAATTAGTCATTTCAAAGCAGAATATGCTGTTGTCAACATTGACGATGGTTTTTCTTTTATCTTCGAAGATTGCGTTATTAAACGCTTCAATCGTCGAGGAGCTGAAGGGGCTAAAGCTGAGACGGTAGATGGTCACTCAATGTCTTATTACGACAACGAGAACGAATTTAAACCGTATGACGATATGCTTCAAAGAACATTCGGAACCTCTGGACAATCGAAGGGAGGGAGTGTGTTGTTTCTATGAGATACACAGATACAGTGATACTCAAATATCAAAACGATAAGACACCGAAACGATACGACCCTACCCTTGGTCGTATGGTCGGAGGGGAAGATTGGTCCAAAGAAGTTAAGTGCAATGTAACTGGTGCAAGCTTAGATCTTCAAGCTAAGCTGGGAGGCTTGCTAAATGCTACGAGCTTGGTTGTTCGTTTCAGAAGCCCTGTGACAGTGGCTGTAACTTCCGTTGAATATCAAGGTAGCAAATACACTCCAGTAACCGCTAGAGGATATCTAGCTGGAAGAAGTGTGCTGTACGTCAACAAGGCGGTGAAATAATATGGCTACACTTACGTTTTATGGACTAGATGAAATGAGCCAATCTTTGTTGAAAAATGCCAATCCAGAACGACGTCAACGAGTTTTAAAAAAATACGGCAGCAAATTAAAAGAGAACGCAATTAGCAAGGCGCAATTCAGCGGTAAATATACCACTGGCGCAACACGTCGCTCGATTACTCTTGAATCTGGGGGCGATAGAGCTGTTGTGACGGCTCACACAAAATATTCTGGGTATCTTGAAGTAGGCACTCGGAAGATGGCAGCACAGCCTTTTATGGCTCCTGCGTTAGAAGCGACTGTCCCTGGAATGGTCGAGGAATTAGCTAAATGGGAGTAGATATGAAACAACCAGACCAATTACTACATGACGAACTCTTTCGAATTAGTGAGGGATTCGGTTTCGCTACTTACCCTTACCTTCCACCAGACAGCGCATCTTACCCATTTGTGGTCATGGGAGAAATTCAAACATTGCCCAGAGCCACAAAGTCACGCTTGATTGGTCGCTTGTCCTCAACTGTCCATGTTTGGGGACGAGTAGATGACCGTAAACAGTTATCTGATATGGCTGGGCAGTTATTGTCCAGCTATTTTGCTATCAAAAATATCGATGGGATGCACTTCTCGGCGGAAGTCAATGAGTCGTCAATTGATTCTAACCGTGATAACAGCACTGACGAAGAACTTTATCACTTTATTGTTTATTTATATTACAAATTCTACTAAGGAGGAAAAGCATGGCTGATACAAATGTAAAAGAAGCACAGCTAGGTAAGAATAAAATCTTGATGTTCCGTAAATACGGGGACACGAAAGCAGCAGCTAAATTGGCACTGCAAACAGAACATAAGTGGGAGTATTCCCGTGATGCGGACACCACTAAAACTAAAGACGGTGCGGTTGTTGCTGATGGTGGTCTAGAAACAACCTTGTCAATCAACGCAATCGGTACAAAAGACGAAGTCAATGAAATGTTGAAACAGTCGGTAGTTGATGGTTTCAAGGTCGAAGTTTGGGAAATCGATTTGACTGATAAGAAAACAAATGGAAAATACGGCGCACTCTATGCAATCGGTCGCTTGTCTTCATGGGAAGTCCCAGCGAATGTTGAAGAGCTCGTAGAGATTGAATCTGAGATGTCTGTTGAAGGTAAGCCACAAGCTGGTGAAGCAACTTTGTCTGACGAGCAAATCAGAGAGATCCAATATACTTTCCAAGACACTACTGCCATCACTGGACATTGATAATTAAAACAGTTAGCGAGGGGTTCCCTCGCTTTTTATTTTTGAAAGGAAATTTAAAACATGAACACTATCACAATTAATGACAAAGACTATACTTTGAATTTTGGATTTGACTTCTTGCGAGTGCTCGACGAGCGTTATTCAATCAATCAAAACGGTGTAGCGTTTGGTTTTGGTGTACAGCATGCAGTGGTTGATTTGCAACAAAAGAACCCACTTGTTCTGCTAGACCTCATTCAAGCTGGAACTGCTACAGAACGCCAAAAACCATCTGTAGAGGGTATTGAGCGTTTTGTTGAACGTGAGGCTGAAAATGGACGATTGGATAACTTGTTTGAGGATTTTTTCTCAGCATTGCAGAAGCAACCATTGACACGAGAAACAGCCAAACGAATGTTAGAGGCTCAAGAAGAAGCTTAGAAAACGTCAAGAGCTCAAAAGAGACCTACGAAGATCTAATCACAAATTGCATGGCTAGATATGGAACGACACTTTTAGAAGCCAGACGAATGACGCTGAATGAGTTGAGGTTGTATCAAAAAGCTTATGCGAAAAGATTTATTCAAGAGGAGAAGAAACTTTATTTACAAGCCTTCTTAAATCGTAGTGCCAAGGCTACGAGCAAGGGTGGCAAGAAGTATGTCTTTAAGGAATTTAAAGACTTTTATGACGAAGAACGTCGTGAAAAAGAACTTCTCGGGGATCATGAAAAAGACAATAGGCATCTTATCCAGATAGCTAGACGAAATTTAGCGTTCAAAAGAGAGGAGGGGTTGTTAGATGGCTGATAAAACATTCAATGTAAGGGCAATACTGTCAGCACAAGATAACGGCTTATCTAGCGCCCTGAAGAACGCTCAAAAACAAGCTGAATCACTCGGTAAGAGTAGCAAGGGCTTAGGCTCAATGTTTAAGAGTGTACTCGGTGCCAACCTTGTTAGTGCTGGGATTACTAAAGGTATCGGTGCCATAACCAGCGGTATCGGTGGTATGATGACCGAGCTTAACAATTCAACTAAGGCTTGGAAAACATTCGATGGGAGCTTAAGCCAACTAGGTTGGGGGCAAACAGAAATTGCATCGGCTAAAAAGGCTATGCAAGACTATGCAACACAGACTATCTATTCTGCATCGGACATGGGTACTACGTTCTCTCAGATGGCCGCAATCGGTCGTAGCGATGCTGGCGACTTGGTAAAAGCTATGGGTGGTCTTGCCGCTTCTGCTGAAAATCCTAAACAGGCAATGAAGACACTGAGCCAACAAATGGTTCAAGCGATGACTAAGCCTAAGATCCAATGGCAAGACTTCAAGCTGATGATGGAACAGTCACCAGCAGGTATGGCTGCCGTCGCTAGAGAGATGGGAATGTCTCTAGATGATCTTGTAAGCAAAATTCAAAACGGTGAAATTAAGACTGAAGACTTTGCAGAGGCCTTTAAACGGGCTGGCGATTCTATGCAGAGCTTGGCTACTAGGTACAAATCTGTAGACGAAGCCGTTGACGGGCTCTACGAAACGGTTTCAACCAAATTGCAACCAGTTTTTGAACAACTTAGTAACAAGGCAATCAGAGGAATCGAGGGTATCATTGATGCTCTTAGCAAAATTGATGAACAATCTGTCAAGAAGTTCGCAAACGGTCTTGATCAAGCAATTGACCAAGTTGTAAAAGGGGTCAGCCAAACTGTTCAGTCTTTTTGGAAAGGCTTTAGTAATACAGGAGCCATCAAGGGTTTAGCAAATGCATTTAAATATGTTTCTACCCAAGCTAAAGCAGCGCTAAAAGCCATAGATTTCAAGGGTATATTCCAAGGGCTAGGCACTGGCATTGGCGACATTGTTAGTGGGCTATCAAGAGGTTTAACTATTGCTACTAGGTCGGTTAAGAACTTTATCAGCTCGTTTTCGGACACTGGTGCATTCAAAACTTTTAAATCAGCGATAGAAGACACTTGGGGAGCTGTTAAAACCATCGGGTCTTCAATTGGTGATGTGTTTAGTAGCGCTGAGATGCAGACGATTATCTCAGCGCTAGGGACAGCTTTTGGAACGTTAACAAAATGGATATCTCAAGCTGTTTCAGCAGTATCTAAGTTTGTAAGCTCTATCCCTAAAGGAGTGCTTAACGGCATTACTAGCGGCATTCTAGCAATGGTAGCGGGCTTCATGACTGCAAAGGCTGGGCTTTCAGTGTTTGACACTGCTATGCGAGGTCTGAACTGGATTAAGTCATTTAATCCGTTTAGTGCCTTTAAAAACAAAGCCACTGAGGGGCTTAACGGGGCTACGAATAGTGTTAAACGCTCTAAGTCAACGATAGCCCAGTTGTTCAGTGGGATATCCAACGTAATCAAATCATCCGGAAACGCAATCAAAGGAATCTTGACAGCTATATTCAAAGGTATAGCTGAAACTTACAAAGGTTTCGGGCAAGGTCTAAAATTCGCCTTGCAAGGTCTCAAGGGATTGAGTTCGGCTCAGATACTATCGTTTGCGACTGGTGTCGCTATCGCAGCAGTCGGAATTGGTGCAGGTATTGCCATTATCGTTGCTTCATTTACGCTCCTAGCTACACAATCCCAAGGTGTTTCGCAAATCTTAAACGCTCTAGGGTCAGCATTTAGCACTGTTGTGCAAGGCATTGGTAAGGCGGCTGGAACAGTAATTGAAGCGTTCGGTACTGCATTTGGTATCGTTATCAAAGCTGTTGGTGAAGCGGCACCGGGATTAGCTAAACTTTCGCCACTGGTTGAAGCTATTGGCACTGCTATTGGCAACGCAGCGCCAGCCATTACAGCATTTGGTAATGCTTGGACTTCCGTTCTAGGAACATTGCCAGCTATCATTGACGCTTTCAGTGGTTTGGCTACCGCTCTAGGTTCTGCCATCAGTGCAGTAGCTACCGCAATTACTCCGATTGTACAGATTATCGGAAATACAATGACAGCGATTGCTCAGATAATTTCAGACACAATTATAGCCATCGCACCAATCATAACAGATTGTATCGTTCAAGTTGCTCAAGTAATCGGTCAATTTGGGCCACAAATTGCAATGGTAATCAATGAAATCGCCGGAGCTATTTCAGCAGTAGCGCCAATTTTCCAAACGCTCTACGAGTCAATTGTTGCAGTAGTTCAAGCATTGGCACCAGTTTTAAGCGAATTGATCCAAGGCATTGTGACAGTGGTTCAAACATTGGCACCTATCTTACAATCTATCATCGATGGCATCGTTGCTATCATCGGACAGATTGTGCCTATCATTACAGCAATTGGTGGTGTGATTAGCGCTGCATTCTCTGGAATTGCATCAGTGGTTTCAGCAGCAGGAATGGCAATTGCTACAGCTGCAATGGGTATCGGTACAGCTATTAGTACGGCACTTAGTGGTGTTGCTGATGTTATTAGCTCGGTTGGTTCTGCGATTGGTACAGCATTACAAGGCATTGCTGACGTAGTGCAATCAGTCGGTACATCTATCGCTACAGCGGTGCAAGGTATCGGTGACGGTATCAAGTCAGCGTTTGAAGGCATTTCAGACGTGATTACCTCTGCAGGTAGTGCAATCAGTAGTGTATTGGATAGCTTGGCTAATGTGTTCAATTCGATTGGTACGGCAGCACAGAAAGCAGGGTCTGGTTTCAACCAACTTGCTAATGGTGTTGTTAAGATTACCAACACAAACCTCGGTGACATGGCTGCATCTCTTGCAGCGGTAGCTAAGGGTGTCGGTTCAATCGGTAACAATTCGGCTGGGTTGGCACAAGCTGGTACTGGCATGACTCAGCTTGGTAATGGTATGAGCAAGGTGTCTAGCTCGGCTTCTAGCGCTGTTGCAGGTTTAAGTCGTTTCTCAAGCACGATTACAAGTATTCAATCGTCGTTCACTAACCTGCAATCACTATTGACTACAGCAGGAACAGCATTTAGCACGTTCTCTAGCCAAGCTAGTCAATCGCTCAGTGGTCTAACTGCAATTGTGGGGCCTATCACAGCCTTCAGAACACAGATCATGACACTTGCGCCAGCATTGATGCAAGCTGCTACTGGATTAACTCAATTTAGTGCAGTTTCAACGTCGTTAACTTCTAGCATGACTTCAGTTAATGCAAGTATGACTACATTGACTGCTAGTCTAACCAATCTCGCTAGTCAATTAACAATGATTACTACTGGCATGTCTACAATGGCATCAAGCACGACTATGCTAGGCACTAGCCTAACTCTCATAGGTACTCAATTCACTATGATTGGTACCTCTTTGACCATGCTTAATAGCCAATTTACGACCTTCACAACTGCATTGTCTACAATCAACAGTCAACTCTTGGTAGCTACATCGGGTGTGACAATGTTTGGGGCACAATTCACAGCGCTTGGGACAATTTTGTCTATGCTCAATAGCCAATTAACAATGGTTGGGGCATCTATTCAAGCGGTGACTACACAATTCACTGCAATGAACGCCAGTCTCACTGCTGTTGGTGCTACAGTTGCACTGATTAGTAGTCAATTTACTATGGTAATTGCGAGTGTTATGCAGTTGACCGCTTCAATTGCTTTGATCCCAACGCAATTCAGCTTGGTTGCGTCAAGTGCCACTATGGCTACGACTGCCATTATGCAAATTGGAACGTTAGCACCGTTGATTGGTGTAGCGATGAATAACGCAGCGGCACAAGTGCAATCAGCAATGCAAAGAATGGCGCAAGCTGTTCAATCGAATGGTCAGCGAATGATTCAGATGGGTCAACAGGCTGGTCAACAAACTGGACAAGCTATTGCTCAAGGGATCCAATCGGCAATTGGCGCTGTATCTTCAGCAATGGATGCACTAGTTAATGCAGCACAAGCCCGTGCCATGGCTGGTGTAGGTGCTATGCGAGCAGCAGGGGCAATGATTGGGCAAGGTTTGGCCGCCGGTATGATGTCTGCTCTTGGTGCGGTAACGGCTGCTGCTAACGCCCTTGTGGCTCAAGCAGAGCGTGCAGCTCAGGCAAAAGCTAGAATCCATTCACCATCACGACTATTCCGTGATGAAGTCGGTATCTACATTGGCCAAGGTATGGCTGTAGGTATTGATAGAAGCATAAAATTTGTCAAAGATTCGATTAAAGAAATGATTGATGTGGCTAGTGAGTACGCAATAGATTCTAGAGATCTATTCAAAGACAACGACTTGTTTGATGGTTTTGGTGGTGGTTTAATTCGTGGTAGCGTTGATTTGTCAGTTCGAGATGATAGTAGAATGGACCGTCTCGAACAAGCAATGGATATCATCACTGAACTAATCGGTCGTCCAATCTCATTGAGTGTCGATGGTCGAGAGTTTGCGTATGCAACCGGTGACGATTTAACTTCGTACCAAAAAGACAAAGATTTCACTTACAAACGCATGAGAGGTATTAAATAATGGCTGTGTTTCAATTTAACGGATATGATTTGAACGATTACTTTAAACTAATCAAAGTGTCGCACGAAATTGGGAACGAACGCAACATAACGACGGATTCAGCCCCTAAAATCGGGGTCAACATTCAACAGGTTGCGTTTGGCGCAAAAAAAATCAAGCTTACTGTCAGCTTGGCGACAAGACATCTTGAAGATATTGCCTTTGTAGACCCCAACGAGCCAGCCAAAGTTGATAACGGCATGTTTTATCGTGTAAGAGAACAAGCGGCTAGAGTGTTGCACTCTGATAAACCCGTTAAGTTGAGATTGCCAGACGAACCAGACAGATACTATTTAGCCATAGTAAAAGGGGATGTTAGTTTAAAAGGCATTTCCGACTGGTATGACCAAGCTGAAATTGAATTCATGGTCCCAGATGGAGTCGCACATTCAACTACATATCGAAGTTTCGAAACCCCTAAAACAGAAAACGGCAAACTAGTATTTGACCTTGTCAACGACGGATCAGTTGATGCGCATCCGATAATTACAGTGAAGCACAATAGTGAGAATGGCTATATCGGATTAGTTAACAGTAGCGGTATTTTAGAGCTTGGTGACAGGCAAAAAGGGGATACAGAGACTTACAAGCAGTCAGAGGTCTTGTTTGATTACGCTTCATCTAATGGACAACACAGAATCCCTAACGGATTGTCACAAGGTTTGAAAAATGTTGGTATCACGAACGATAGCAACGATACCAGACCAAACGGCACGCTTTACATCGACAATGCTTGGGGTCGCCCTCACATTGCGTTGCAGAGTGGCCAGACAGCATCAGTTACATTTGATATCCCAAGGGATTCTAGCGGTGTAAAAGGTGCTCTGTACGAGTATTTCTGGTGGAGGCAAATTTTTTGGCTAGGCTCTGCAGATCAGATGGGTTATTTGAAAATTAGTGTCACAGATGCAAGTGGCACTTTTTTGTATGGCGTCGAAACCTACAAACGTGGTAGCGGTCTGGGTTGTGAATACAACTTTTTAGCCAGCGATGGCAGGGGTGGCTATCGATTTGTTGACAGGAAGCAGTTTCTAGGAACGCACATAGAAGAGCACAACCCATTTAACGAGCCTAGGGGGTGGTCAGATATCCAACGGTTTGACGATGTCGTCCAATTTTATTGGTGGGGGTCTTATCCTAGATATACCATCCCTGAAATCAAAGGTAAGAAATCGGATAAAATCCACATTATCTTCAGCAAAATCGGGAATGCACCGCAAGTTAGCCACATGTACTTAGATGATTTCATTTATCGCAAAGACTATGTTGTAGGGGTTCGCAAAGTTCCCAATCGATATAGGGCTGGTGGAGAAGTTGTGATAAACAGCGAGAATGACACTGTACTAGTAGATAATATTTCGAAAATCGTTGACGTTGTGCAAGGCTCTGACTTCATCACAATTCCTCCTGGCAAGTCTCAACTCGAAGTTTATTGCTCAAGATGGGTCACGAACAAGCCCTCTGTGTCTGTAAAATTTGAAGAAAGGTATTTGTAATGCTATTAACGATTCACGACGCCAACTTACAAAAGATTGGCTTCATTGATAACGAAAAACAAGAAACGTTAAACTTCTACGACGATACTTGGACTCGCAATCTTGAGACGGCATCTAGCACATTCGAATTTACCGTTTCAAAAAAGGAATTGCTAGGTGATACAGCAAACCAACCGCTTTACAATCAACTAAACGAACGCTCTTTTATTTCCTTCAAACATAATGGCCAAACGTACTTGTTTAACATCATGAAGGTCGAAGAAAACGAACGATGGGTGAGATGCTATTGTGAGAACCTGAATCTTGAGTTGATAAACGAATACACGAATGCTTACAAGGCTGACAAAGCTATGTCATTTGCAGAATACCTCAATGCGTTCGACATTCCTCAGTTTGCGATGGTTACGCTCGGTGTCAACGAGGTCTCTGATCAGAAAAAAACACTTGAATGGGAAGGGCAAGACACGAAATTAGCAAGGCTATTGAGCTTGGCTAATAAATTTAATGCTGAAGTTGAATTTGTGACTAGACTTAACGACGACAGCTCTATTAAACAGCTCGTCCTGAACGTTTACCATCAAGCGGACGATTCACACACTGGCGTAGGTCGAATTTGTAGCGATATCCGTCTGACGTTTGAAAAAAATATCAAATCGATGACGAGGAAGGTTGATAAAACCGAAATCTATACGATGATTGTCCCGTACGGTAAGGCAAAAGAGCAACCTGAGAACGGCCCTGAAGCGCGAGTCTATATTGGTGGTCTTCCAGCTTGGGAAGAAAAGAACGATAAAGGGATTGTTATCTTCAAACAAGAGGGCAATTGTCTCTATGCCCCTCATGCAGCTAATTTGTACCCTTCGACTTTTGGGGCTTCGACTCAAGATAATAAGTGGATTCGAAAGGATTTAGAAGTTGACAGTGATGATCCAAAAGTTATCCGGGCTGCAGGGATTGCGAATTTGCGAAAAAATGCCTACCCAGCTATCACTTACGAAGTTGATGGGTTCGTTGATGTTGAGATTGGGGATACTATCACCATTCACGACAAGGGCTTTGTCCCATCACTCGACGTAAGAGCTCGTGCTATTGAGCAAAAGATTAGCTTTAGCAACCCAGCAAATAACACAACGGCTTTTGGTAATTTCAAAGAGCTTGAAAATAGAACGTCGGGAGACCTTAGAACCGTCTTCGAACGAATGGTTGAAAACAGTAGGCCTTACAGAATCCTTTTTTCGACAGATAACGGTGTTATTTTTAAAAACAATACAGGACAGTCAACGCTACGTCCAACGTTAAAACGAGGAAATCAGACGGTTAACGCAACTTATCGATTTGTAATTGATGGCTCTATTGTTGGAGCTGGACTGACTTACACAGTGAGTGCAAGCAAGATTAATAAACCAACTGTGATAACGGTATCTGCTTGGGTAGATAATAAGGAAGTAGCTTCGGAAGAGGTTACTTTTTTAAATGTCTCCGATGGCCGAAATGGTGTCAAGGGAGATAAAGGCGACCCAGGGCCAGCAGGCCCAAAAGGTGACAGAGGATTGCAGGGCGAACGTGGTTTACAAGGTTTGCAAGGGCCAAAAGGTGACCAAGGGATCCCTGGTGTTAAGGGTGCTGACGGTAAAACACAGTACACCCACATCGCTTACGCTGATACTGTGTCTGGTAGCGGTTTTAGCCAAACCGACACTGACAAGGCGTTTATCGGTATGTACCAAGATTTCAGCACTACGGATAGTCGGAATCCACAAGACTATCGCTGGTCTAAATGGAAAGGTAGCGATGGACGAGATGGTATTCCAGGTAAAGCTGGAGCAGACGGACGAACACCTTATGTCCATTTTGCCTACGCCGATAGCACTGATGGTCGAACTGGTTTCAGTCTAACGCAAGATGGCACTAAGCGGTATTTGGGCGTATGCACTAACTTTGACAAAGCAAATAGCACTAATCCAGCCGACTATGCATGGAATGACACTGCTGGTAGTGTCTCAGTTGGTGGTCGAAATCTTTTAAAAGGCTCGAAAGGACCTTTTAAGCCAGATAAAAAACCAACGAATTTTGATAATAATGTTTTGTACAAAAACGAAACTTCTGTCTATTTAGAGCAAAACCAAAAGTATCTCATCAGTGCGAAATCGGACGGTAATTTTACTGCTTTGCACAACCCAAATATCGAAAGCGATAATGTGACACTTTGGTTGATTGATGATAAATACCAAAATTATCAGATTGTATCTGATTTAAAAACAGGAACTATAGGAACGCCGATTACTTGGGTTAAACCAACAGGGAACTATCATCTACGTGTCAACACATATCACAAAACGGCTAGCAAATCTGTTTGGGAAGTAAAAATCGAAAAAGGAACAGTCAAAACGGACTGGACCCCTGCGATTGAAGATGTACAGGATGACATCGATTCCAAAGCCGACCAAGTTTTGACACAAGCACAGCTCAACAAGCTCAACGAAGTTAATTCTGTGGTACAAGCCGAGCTTGAGGCCAAAGCCTCTCTTGAGATACTTAATCAATGGGTGAAGGCTTACCAAGATTTCGTCAACGCAAATAACGCTAACCGGGCACAAGCTGAGAAGAACCTTGCTGATGCCAGTGCTCGTGTCGCAAAACTAGAGAACAATCTGAGCGATATGTCAGAACGTTGGAATTTCATTGACAGCTACATGACTTCGTCAAACGAAGGGCTTGTTATCGGTAAAACAGACAACTCTAGTTCTATGCTGTTCAGTCCAAATGGTCGTATCTCAATGTTCTCGGCCGGGAATGAGGTAATGTATATCTCACAAGGTGTGATTCACATCGAGAACGGTATTTTCTCAAAAACCATCCAGATTGGACGATATCGAGAGGAACAAGATTTCATCAATCCTGATAGGAATGTTATTAGATACGTGGGAGGCAGTTAATCATGGTAGAATTTTGGTCAAATAACGACCGTGGATATCGCATTAGACTGTGGATTGACCAAGTCGGGCAGAATATCCAGAATAACACAAGTGATGTCCGTATTCGATTGGCATTGCTTAACCAAGGCTGGACGTTTGCAAGTTATCAATGTTCTGGGTACGTCGATGGTTTTGGTCAACGAATTGATTATTCGGGTAGCCCAGCGATGCTTAGCCGAAACTCAGAAATACAGTTGATTGACCGCACAATTACTGTAAGGCATGCTGATGACGGAACTGGTGTTTTTGGTGTACACGCTCACTTCAATGGCTCTGGTGGATACAGCCCTGGAAACCTAGATATTGGTAATCAAGACATAACACTGACAACTATCCCAAGAGGGAGTTCGGTGAGCGTCCCGGAGGGATTCATTGGCAATCAAGTAGATATCACTATTGATAGGAAATTGGCTGGTGCCACGCACACACTGCGCTATGCTTGGGGAAACAAGCAAGGCAAAATTGCTGATAATGTTGGGACATCGTTTAAGTGGACAATCCCAGCGGATTTTGCAAACGACATACCGGATGCAACAACTGGCCGAGGCACTATATATGTCGATACTTATGTAGACGGCAAATTGATTCAGACGCAGTCAACAACACTAACGGCAAGCGTTGTTACAAACAACATGAAACCTTCATTCACTGGATTTACTTTGACAGATACAAATCCAACGACTCAAAGGATAATTCCAGAGCCAACACATTTTGTGTCCATCATGTCGTTTGTGAAAGTTGTCTTCAACGGAACGCAGGCAAAAAACGGAGCTACAATAGCTGGGTACTACGCTGAAATCGTTGGTGCCAGTAATTCTGTATCTACGAATGGCGGGGTATTCCGGGAGGTTGCTGTAAACAAAGACACTCAAATGACCTTAAGAGGAAGAGTTCAAGACTCTCGTGGGATTTGGTCCGATTGGAAAGAGACTAAAATAACGTTTCTATTCTATTTCAGTCCAACGCTAAAATTTGAAGTTACCAGAAGTGGATCAAAGTCAGATACACTAACCATTAAGAGGTTCGCTAAAATAGCGCCACTAAGCGTGAATGGCGTTCAAAAAAATACCATGAAGCTGACGTTTACAACAACAAAAGTTGGGACGAGCAATGTTGTAGCGGACAACGGACAGGCAGGCGGTGAGTGGTCAAGTATTTCTGAATTCAAGGCATCTAACGCAAATTTAGGCAAGGAATATCCCGCAGATACCTCATTCATAGTAACAGGCAAACTAGAGGACAGATTTTCAGACTCAAAATTCCAAGATACAGCGCCGACCGATAAAACTATCATGACCTATGATCAACAAGGCGTGGGTATTGGTAAATACCGGGAAAACGGGACGCTTGATGTCAATGGATTGATTTATTCAGGCTCAAAACCAATCCAGCACCACCGACTTACAGAAGTTCGAGGTGCTGCAATTATCGAATACAACAACACGAACCTCGATGATTATAGGACGACAGGTTTCTTCTCGGTGATGAGCACGATGAAGAACTACCCTATCAGCAAGCCTAAACCTACAGAACAAGTAGGTTTTTTAGAAGTGGTAGAAGGTTTGGGTGGTATTCATCAATCACTGACAACAAGTTCTGGCAGGTTCTTCAAACGCACTCTAACGCAGAATACCGTTGGGAAATGGGTTGAGTTCGTGCAAAGTAATCAACCTGCCGTAAAAAAAGAAGTCCAAATCGGCTACGGGGTGAAAGCGAACCTTGTGCGCCAATTGAACGTAGTAACCTTCAACTTAATCAGAGGCATCTATTCTGTTGTTGAAGGCGAGTACAAGGACTTGAGTGAGAAAATTCCCGATGGGTTCAAGCCTTGTGTGCAAACGCACTTGATTGCCAACAAAAATGTAGCCAACGAACACAAAGGCTGTGCGGTATGGCACCTTGATCCGAATGGAGATATGTATTTTTCAAATCAGAGCTCTGAAAATGCAGTCTACACAGGAACAGTCACTTACATAACCGAAGACGAATATCCAACGGTTGAAGAATAAAAAGAAAGGAAAATAATATCATGTCACTTAAAATTACAAAGCAACGTACAATTAATGCAGAATTTAACGTCGTAGAAGAAGGGACTACAGTTCTGGTTAAACAGACATACATCAGCATTGACGAAAATGCAGTATCTAGCGTCCAAGAGAATCTTCTTAACGCTGAACTTTATGCTAAATATCGCAAGCAAATGCGCAAAGATGAACAAGAACTACGCAACCTTCGTTACAAGATTGAAGACGAAATTCTAGCAGAGTCTAACGGCACAGAGGTAAGCAATGAACAATAAACCAGATGGGATTTTTGGGCTCTTTGATGTAGTCCGAGACTTCTACGCACACGGTATTGATGAGCATCCATGGGTACTTATTCTCGTGATAATTATTTTTTCAGACATAGCTGTGGGTGTATCTAGAGCTTGGGCTGCTCACGAACTCTCGAGCACAAAGTTCCGTAAAGGAGTAGTCAGCCACACAGCAATGACCGTGTTTGTGGCGATGTTCTATCCATTTGCTAATTTCATGAATCTGACGAGTATCGTTGATACATTTATCTTCGCAATGATTGCAGCTTACACCTCTAGCATTTTAGCTAGCTTATCAGCTTTAGGGGTGGAAATCCCTTTTATTGATAAGTACGTCAAGATGAACATTGACAAGGATAAATTTAATTTGACGCCTTCAGATAAAAAAGGAGACCGACGAGAACGATGAATGATATCATGACGAGCATCAAGCAGGTTGACGGCGGTTGTGTCATCAAATCGGGAGACACTGCATCAGTATTTGAATTTGAGATTTTGGGCGATGACGGCTTGAAGAAAGACTTATCTGGCGCAGGTAAGCTTGCCATCTTCAATGCGAAAAAAGTAATTCTGTATGAAGATGTATCTGTAGAATCAGGTCGTTTCAACTTCAAATTCAAAGACGCTGTAGATCCTGGTCGTTACAAGTTGGAATTAAAACTAGATGGGTTTATTTTCCCGACGGATGAATTTAAAATACGTGTTCGCCCGTCATTCAATCCATCTGACAGTATTCCAAGCAATACCGAAGACCCAAAATAAAAGCGCTGGCTGAGGAAGTACGGAAGCACTTAGACAGCGATACTGTAGATGAGCTTCCAGATTTAGTAGCTATATATAATTTAGCTAAAATTTGAAGGGAGAATGCATGGCTAAAAATAAATTAGAAGCTGTAGTGGTTGCAATCGGAACAGACATCAAGAATTTGCAAAAAGCAATCAATGATAAAGAGGCAGGGAGTGGCATCACTGAGCAGCAGCTAAACGAGGCAGTCAAACAGCTAAAAGCGGAAATTCTCGGCGAAGGAGTTCCAGAGAATCTTGACACTCTAAAAGAGATTGCAGATAAGATTAGTACTCTCAATAGCGATACTAGCGAAGCGATCGTAGCTAAGTTGACAGAGCTTGGCAAAAAGATTGACGCTGTGGCTGATGTAGATTATCTATCTGCATATAATCAAGCAAAGGGAGAGTAGCGAATGAATCTAATCGAAGCATTTAAGCAGATCGGACGAGATATCAAGGCTCTTGTGACCAAAACTGATAAAAATGAAAAAGCGCTAGAAGAGCTACAACCAACAGTTGAGGCTCTAGCAACTAACTTGGATCAAATTTTGGGCGAAGTTGTAACTCGCTTCGAATTCGATAAACTCAAAAAAGAAATCGAAAAATTGAAAGGAAAATCAACTGATGAATAAAATTAACTGGTCTGTACGTTTTAACTCAAAGAATAAAGCGTTCTTGTATCGTGTGGCGCTTGCGATTGCACTACCCATCTTGGCTTACTTTGGTATCAAGTTCGAAGATATCACAAGCTGGGATGCGGTGTTCAACTTGTTTGGCAAGTTTGTCTCAAACCCTTATTTAGTAGGTTTGACAATTGTAAACATCTTAAATATCATTCCAGATCCAACAACCAAGGGTCTTGGAGACAGCGAACAAGCATTGGGCTACCACGAACCACGAAACGACAAGGAAGGATATTAATATGGCAACAGATAACGACATCATTCAATTTGCAGAAGACCTAGCTAATGCTGGGATTGGTACCGATGCAGATGGAAGTTGGGGGACACAATGCGTTGACCTGCCTAACTCTATCTCAATTAACTTCTTTGGTCGTGCCCTTTGGGGCAACGCTATTGACTTGCTAAACTCAGCGGCAGCAGCGGGCTATGAAATCGAGTATAACCAAGTGGGAAACCTTGACAGTCGTCCACGTCGTGGGGCTGTATTCGTCATGGATACTACTTACATCGCAGGGCATTCATACGGACACACTGGTCTGGTTATCGAAGATTCAGACGGCTATACCATGCGAACAATTGAGCAGAATATTGACGGCAACGCTGATAGCTTGTATGTTGGTGGTCCTGCTCGTTACAATACACGCAATTTTGACGGTATTGTAGGCTGGTTCTACTTCCCAACAGACAACCAATCACAAGCTCCTGCACCAACTCCGACCCCGTTCGATGGTATAATTACTATTAACGAAGAAATCGGAACATTCACAGTTGAAGTCTCAGCTCTTAATGTTCGAGCTGGCGCTGGTTTAGGTGCTGAAATCGTGGCAGTCTATGGAGCTGGTGAAACTATCAACTATGACGGTTGGTGTGACGTTGACGGCTATATCTGGATTAGCTACATTAGCTGGTCTGGAAATCGTCGCTATGTCGCAGTTGGGCAATCAGAGAATGGCCGCCGTGTAACGTCGTTCGGTTCATTCGCTTAAACTGTAAATAACAGACCACGAAACAAAATAAAATAAAAGGAGTATATCACCTCCCCTCAGACTGCAGTAGGGATACAATGGCAGTAGTGGTCGAAGCCCCGGCATTTGCTGGGGCTTTTTTTATTTGCTATAATATATCTATCCATCATAGGCAAAGAGCCATGAGTTAGTCTCATAGCTCTTTTTTTATATTTGTGATTTCAATAGATAAGTGATAACATAGATTTCGGAATGCTTGGCGTCATTTCGATAAATTTCTTGAACTGCCCCGACTTTGCGCCGGGCTTTTTTATTTTACAAAAAAACTAAATTTCTTTATCAAAAGTGTTGACAATATATAGTATATGTACTATAATATAAATGAAGATAAGGAAAGGGAGAACGAAAGAAGTTCTCAAGGTAAAATAAAATGGCACTAACACAAACACAAATCAACGAACTTGTTGCTGAGTATAAAAAATACTACGACGGAGAAGAAGAAGTTCTCGAAGATTTGGAAGGATACATGAAAGACTTCACAGATTACGAAAGCATCGAGGATGTTCCTTTTGAAGAATTAATCGACTTCATTGGATAATTCAAAGGAGTAGCACAATGGACGCACAAACAAAAGCAACTAAAAGATGGAACTCGCAGAACAGAGAGCATCGTAATTATTTATCAAAGCGTTCGTCCGCTCGTAGCTTCATCCGAAACCACGCTACGGGTTCGGATTTGAACGAACTAGAGGAATTGATAGCAGAAAGAAGGGGCGCACTCATGACTGATACTGAAAGAGAAATCAAAGAGCTTATCCAAGATGTGTATGCAGACGAATTGAAAGAGCAATCTTGGGAAGAAGTGGCAGACATGCTCGACTTTTGGAGAGATAAAGACGGCGACTTGCTGATTGAAGGTCGTGGCATGAAGCCCGTTGACGGCGTGGACTACGTGGGGTACGCTGACAACGGCGTTATCTGGGAGCGATAAAAGACTAGGGTTATCCTAGCCTTTTTGTGTCTTCTTTGTATTGCATTAGACATTTAATCTAACTAGAGGTACACTATAGATGTACGATTTGCGTGCCTCTAGTTTTCTAGTGGGTGATTGTATTTAGTTTTTTCATGTCGCTTGGTAGTTCATGCTGCCAAGTCTTTTTTATGCTCAAATCAAGAATTTTAGTATCCTTGATTGAAATGCTGGTCGTGCTTCTCATTATCAGTATTCTCCTTTTGCTCTTTGTACCTAACTTGAGCAAGCAGAAGGATTCTGTTAAAGAGACTGGAAATGCGGCTGTGGTCAAGGTCGTGGATTCTCAAGCAGAACTTTATGAAATGAAGAATAATAAGACAGCTAGCTTAGCTGCTCTTGTTTCAGAAGGTCAAATCACGCAAAAACAGGCAGATTCATACA